AGAGAAAAAACAAAAGAAAAAAAATAAAAAAGAAGAAGAAAAAGAAAAAGATAATAATTATATAAAACTTAGAAGGCTATTGCAAAACAGAAATGTTATGAATGACTTTAAATTTTTCAGAAGTATGTCATTAGATGATCAAAAAAAAATTTTAGTAAGACTAAAAGAAGTTAATGAATTTACAAATATAGAAAAACCTTACCGAATAGCTTTATTGGAATCTAATATCCCAGTAGAATTTAAAGCCAGTGCTTTAAAAAAAATTAATACATTAGAATATATGGAACCGGGTTCAGGAGAATATTACAAGATTAAACAATGGGTAGATACATTTATGAGAATTCCTTTTAATACACATCAAAACTTACCTATTTCAATTAAGGATGGTCCTGAAAAATGCCAAAAATTTATTGAAAATGCCAAAGATATTTTGGATAAGGCTGTGTTTGGTTTAAATGATGCAAAAATGCAAATATTACAAATGATTGGTCAATGGATTTCAAATCCAGATGCAATAGGTACAGCTATTGCTGTAAAAGGGCCTCCCGGTACAGGTAAAACTACTCTTATTAAGGAAGGTGTTAGTAAAATTTTAAATCGACCATTCGCATTTTTAGCATTAGGTGGTGCTACAGATAGTAGTTTCCTTGAAGGTCATTCATATACATATGAAGGAAGTTCATGGGGAAAAATTGTTGATATTCTAATTAACTGTAAATGTATGAATCCTCTTATTTATTTTGATGAATTAGATAAAATTAGTAACACACCAAAGGGGGAAGAAATTGTAGGTATTTTGACACATCTTACAGATACAACACAAAACGATAAGTATCATGATAAATACTTTTCAAATATTGACTTCGACCTAAGCAAAGCAATGTTTATATTTAGTTATAATGAAGAATCAAAAGTAAATCCAATTTTAAAGGATAGAATGTATAGAATTAACACAGGCGGATATGGTAATAAAGATAAGTGTACAATTGCACGCGACCATCTTATTCCAAAAATAGAAAAAAATGTTAATTTTGAAAAAGATCAGATCATTATCCCAGACGAAACCATTAATCATATTGCTGATACATTAACCGAAAATGAAATGGGTGTAAGAAATCTTAAAAGATGCCTTGAAATTATTTACACCAAACTAAATTTGTATCGACTTATGAAAAAAGGTTCAGTATTATTCGATAAAAGCGAAACAATTGAGGTCGAATTTCCATTCACTGTTACTAAGGAGATAATAACTAAACTTATTAAAAAGAATGAAGATGGAATTGGTGAAGTTTGGAAAAATATGTATATGTAGTCAACTAATTGTAAAAGCTTTTAGTATCTGAATTACAACCTTATTATAGAATCTTCTAAAAAAAGTTTTTTTATTTACATAATGTTGCAATTTATCTATTCTTACCCATTTTACCATATCCTTTTCATAGAATCCATTATGTTTCAATACAAAACTTCTATCTTCTTTTAATTTTTTTAAATATTTTTTACGAAATTTTTTTGGTAATTTATTATCATAATCTACTAATACAATATATGTTGTGTATTTGTTAATAGTAATTTTTTTGAGAGTTTTATGTTTAATTAATTTTTTAATGTTGTCTATATCTCCAAAAAATCCGGTTGACTCTTCCCAACCTTCTCTAATTGCTGTTTCATATCGAGTTTCGTTATTTTCTTTACTTCCTCCGAAATCTGACCATTTTCCTGCGTCCTTTCCTTCTAAAATCATTTCACGTGAAAATAAAAAGTAAAAAGTATTATTTTTTATTGCTACTGGTAAAAATCCTGCTCCCATTAATATAGTAATATATAAAATTGAATAAAGAATAACTTAATTAATAATACTAGAAAACACAATGCTAACTATTAACAACGTAATCATAGAAGGACTAGGATGCAATAATCGTAAATATACTGTTCTACATGGTTTATCAACAAATTCAACAATACTAAATGTAAAAAATATGATTTATGATAGATTTAATATACCAACAGATATATATTATTTTATTTATCAATCTCGTCATGTAGATGACGAGACAGAATTAAATGCATTAAAATTTAAAGGAGATGATACTCTTCATGTACGTTTCCGATCTTTCAATAAAATACAAAAATAAAAACAATTATATATTATACATGAATTTGTTAGATTTACGCCAAATATTTTTTTTAATTAAATACAAGTATTAAAATATAAAATTGAATTAAATTTTCATTTTTATTCCACTAAAAAAAAAATGAACATCAAAAAAATCAAACAAGAACTTTCCGAAAAAGGCTACGTTATAGTGCCCGATGTTTTAACTGAAAAACAAGTAATATATTGTAAAGGAATTTTTAAAGATTGGCAAAAAACTATTCCAAATCATGATAAAATACATAATTCTATAAATCCACACGGAATTTATAAATTTCACGAGGTAGGACATCAACGACATGCTTGGTACATTAGAACACAAAAAACTGTAACTGATATTTTTAAAGGAATTTGGGATTGTGAAGAACTTGTAGTTTCATTTGATGGTTCAAACTATATACCAACAGATTGTAAAAAAAAAGATAATTTTTGGACACATACAGATCAAAGTCCTACAAAAAAAGGGTTACACTGTTATCAAGGAATGGTGACCCTAACTGATAATAAAGAGAGAACTCTTGTGGTTTATGAAGGTTCACATAAACTTCATGAACAATATTTTAAAGTATATGTTCCTGAAACGGAGGGTGATTGGCAAGTATTAGATGAAAAATATATTTATAGTATTCGAGGGATAAAAAGGGTATTGCATATCCCAGCAGGTTCCCTTGCTATTTGGGATAGTAGAACATTTCATCAAAATCAATATGGTAAACCAAATTCAGAAGAACGAATGACACAATATGTTTGTTATTTACCAGATAATCACAAAAAAAATACAGAAACAATTACAAAAAAAAGGATTAAATATTTTAAAGAAAGGAGGACCACGTCTCATTGGCCTTGTCCTATTAAAGTAAATGGGAAACAACCTAGATCATTTGGAAATCCAGACAAACTTATAGATTATAATACACTTACGCCACCACGATTAGATGATTTAATGCCTGAAATAATTAAACTTTTGTAATATGTTGTCTTTCTTGATAAATTTTATATATAAAACTTACCATAGTACTTGTTAGATTTTTAAGAAATGCCCATTTTGATTTATTTAAACATTTAATCAATTCTTTAACTACCTCTTCGTGTTTTTTATCACCATCTAAACTATTATAAATTATTTTTTTATAATTTTTATTAAAGTCAATAAAACAAGAATGAATTGCCAAATTAAATTTATCTGTATTTAACATTTCATGAAAACTCGGGACATTTTTTTGAATATCTTTAAAAATTAGTGCTCTTTTTTTTGTAAAATATGTACCCAAATAATAATAAACAATACTAGGAAATATAAAACAAATACCATGATTATCTTCTTCTTGTAAATTTACTCCATAATAATTATGTTTTTTAGTACTATTATAATAAATATTTGTTTTCATTTTTTCGTTACAATAATTACATATACTTTTCATTATCATATAATCAACAGTATATTTACCGAAATCAATCTTTTTACTTCTCTTTCTTGAAATATATTCTTCAAAATAAGTATAGGGTTTTATAACCTCTCCGTGCGGATTCATATAAAATAAGTTATATCCTATATGTTTTTTGGTAGAATTTCTAGGCGCTAAGATAGCACATACACCATGAGCGGCATATTTTTCTTTTTCATTTCTATCTAAACAATAATTATTAGCATTAATATTTAAAAATATAATTTTTTTATTTAAACAATCTTCTTTTATTTTTTCTCCTAACGAATCTTCAATAAACATTTCTTCTTCGTATAATTTACATTTCGACCAATATGCACAAAATATATTATCTTCGATGTAATTATTTATGTTTTCTTTTTTGATTTCTTTGCACATTTTAAAGAAATCAATATTAACTGTAATAAACGATATTTTTTTTCTTATTGCAGGGTCAAAATGTGTTTGTGATATAGAATGTAGAATCTCATTTGCAGGTCCATCGTCTATAGAAGAAGTAATACAGCATTCTTCTGCCTGTTCAAAAATCATGTTAAATGTTGTTCTTTTGTTTAAACAATCAGTATAAGAAATCATAATTGTAAGTGAATTATTAAATTTTATAATATAAGTAATTCAATTTTATAATTCGATTAATATATCTGCTATTGTTTTTCCAATTTTCAAAGGTTCATCTTGAATTGTTTTATGATTATATAAAGGATGTTTCATTGCTCCTTCTACTGTTATACCCGTAGTATATTCATCTAATGTATCATTTACTTCTTTCATATATGCACCCTTATAATAATTTTCTATCTGAAAATGTTTATTTTTTTTATTTAATTTTTTATTTATTTTATCAAAAAGAGGATGTTTATTTTTAAGTTCTACTAAAAAGTGTTTTTTACATCCTTCATCTCCATGTAAATCAAAAACTAAAAAAAATCCTATTTTATCTATTTGTTTTTTTATTGCTTTTACTTCGGGTGATTTAAATTTATCCCAGTCTCTATTTAAATTAATACCTTTTGATGTAACATACCAGTGGCCGCGCTTGTTTCCATCAGGGTTTGCATTGGGTATAATATAAAATGTATATTTTTTATACAATTTACTTTTTCTCTCCAACATTCTTTTTAAAAACCCTTCTAACATCCACGAATTTATTGTTTCACCCGGATGCTGTCCACTTATTAACCAAATTTTTTTAGGTCCAGTTCCAAAAGTTTGCATCAAAATTGGATTTCTATCCTTAGTCCTACCTATTATTTTTGCATTTTTAAATAATGCCTTACTTTTGGAAAAAGGATAAGGAGGATAGTACGCAAAATAAACAGTTCTTTTTTTTGAGTTGAAATTCCAAACCAACTTATTTTTACTTAATTTCGTACTCTTCCTTTTCCAATTTTTATTATCATAAGAATAACATACATTAAACCCCTTCCAATCATTATCAAAATTTCTAATATTATGTATTATAAATTTCAATCTTTTATTTGTAACATTAGATACCTTAAAATAAAACCAATTTTGGTATTTTTTTTTTGTTGATTTTGGATAAGGTTCGTTTTCTATTTCTAAATTAATTATATTTTCTAGTTTTGATAATAATTTTATATTACCTGATTCAAAGTTAGAATCAATTACAATATTTTTAATTATTTTTTTCATTGTTTTATTTTTATTTTTAAATTTACGACGTTTTTCTGTTTTTACCATATATTATTTGGAGAGAAATAATAAGTATTAATTATTTGAATTATAAAATAATTAATTATTTGAATTATAAACTGCTTGAGCTTTTAATCTAGCTAATCTATCCATCGAACCCGTATTTGATTCTAACTTAGATTGAGATTTATTAATATACCCATTTGACCATGCATCTCCTTGGACAAAATTTTTTGAAGGATTAACTGTTTTATCTGCATTTAAAGTTTTTTGAAGTTTATTATTTGTGGAAAATCCCATATTCATTGAAGAAAACCTTTTATTTAAAACACTACTTGGATATTCAAATCTAGTTCCTAATGCATTTGTTCTATTTAAGTTTTTAGGTGCTTCTTTTGGTTGACTAATACCTATATTTTTCTTAAATGTAACTTCTTCTTCCGCAAAACACTTATTTGCACCCTGACAATACTTTCTATTTCTCTGCATATATATATATTGTTTAAAGATTTTATTTATTAAGATGTGCATCATACATTTGATCAATTTGTATGCTCAACGAGAAATCTGTATTGTTTAAATCTACTACTCTACCATGTTCGTCCAAAAGCTTAATATGTAACCTTTTTATATTAACGGGGCCAAAATATGTTCTTTTTGATTGAAAAAATATATCTTCGAATGTTGAGGATGGATTTAAAGGAATTTTGGCTATTGTGTTTTCATCTATAAAACTAGATTCTTGAAAAGGTGATAATAAAGATGGAGCATGATTATTATTAAAATCATTAATAGATAACATGAAATACTTTGTACTTACATTATTATAAACTCCTTCGGGATTATAACCTTCTTGTTTCGAATATGAAACATTATTGCTATCTGTATAGTCTCTGCTCCATTCATAATATTGTTTTCTATAACCTAAAATCCAACCCATATTTAATTGAACTGGTCTTACAAGATTTTCTTGTAATCTCCAATCAAAATTAAAACCATATATAATATCATCAGAAGATTCGGGTTGACCTCCACTTATATCACTTCTATAATCTCTAAAAAATCTAAATTT